AACATGCGCCTCTATCTTATCCTCGCCGCCCTTGCGCTGACAGGCTGCGCGAATCTTTCCGAAGTCCGCTTTGGGTGGGACTTCGCCAAAAACACTTTGCACGTTTCTGTGCCTCTCCAAAAACCAACCTCGTCCAAATAACATGATCGACTACATCCTCGCCCGCCTCAAAGAACCTTCCACCTATGCCGGACTGGCCACATTGCTGGCTCTCGTCGGCTGGAAACTTTCGCCGGAGTTGATGGGCGCGATTGCCTCTGCTGGCATCGCCGTCATCGCTCTGATCGAAATCGTTCGCCGCGAAAAGAAGTGAGCAACGAACAAAAGTTCCAGCGGGATCTCGACCGCTGGGGCGTGAAGCATTTTGCGGCCAAGGAGTTTTTCTACCGCGGAGCCAGCGACGAGAAACTCAACCTCAACACCGACCCTCCGGCGGAACTGTGGCCGAACATGGAGCGAACCGCCAAGGTGCTGGACGAGGCCCGCAAGCGACTGGGCGCGTCGATCCGTATCACCAGCGCCTATCGGTCACCGGCTTACAACAAGCGCATCGGCGGCGTGAGTAACTCGACGCATGTGCGCTTCAACGCGACTGATCTGGTGACGGCGCAACCGGCTTCACTTTATCTCGTCCTGCTCGACCTCCGGCGCGAGGGCATGTTCAAGGGCGGGCTGGGGCTATATCGCAGCTTCGTTCATCTGGACACCCGCGGCACCAACGCTACTTGGCGAGGGTAGCGAGCGACTCCAGCGCCTTGCTCATCGTAGCCAGCGAGGCATGCGTGTAGCGGTTAGACATCTCGACCGTATCGTGGTCGCAGATCATTTGCCGCACCTTCTGGTCAACGCCCGCGTCCACCAGTAGCGAATTGGTCGTATGCCGCCACGAATGGAAAGTCGCATCCACGACCCCGCGGCCTTTGCCGGTAGCCTTTTGACGCGACCGGACGATGCCCGCCTTGTCCAAGATGCGGGAGAACTGACCGCTGGCCACTGACACCGTCAGCTTCGCAAGGGTGGGCGTGATTTTACCCTCTCCGCGGAGGGCGGAAAGTTCGCCTACGAGCGGGACGGCAACTACCTTGCCCTTGCGAGACTTCTTTTGCGGCACAAAGCGCAGGACGCCGCCGTCGATCTCTTCGTGGGAGCGGTTGCAGGCGTCCCAGAGCCGCATGCCGTAGTAGAGTCCGAAGAGGCAGGCGACCCGCCATTCTTTGTCCACGATGGCAAGGATGCGCCCGATCTCGTCCGGTGTGAACGACCGGCGCTTGGCCGCGTCCGAACGGCTAATGGTGAGTAGTTCCGCAGGGTTGACGTCGATCTGGCGCAGGAGGACGGCCCGCCGGAAGACTGACCGGATCGTGGCAATGATGAGCGCACCCGTGTTATCCGAGTAGCCCTTGTCCTTGAGGTCGCGGAAGAAGGCACTGATGTCGTCGGGCGTGATGTCGCGCAGATCGTGGCTAACCCGCACGCCGAGCCAGCGGGCGAAGTGGGCGATGTCGGTGCGGTATTTGTCGATGGTCTTGGGCTTGGCCGTCGTCTTGGCCTCGACCCAACTTTCCGCGGCCTTTGTCCAAGTGACCGCCTTGCGCGGGCTGGCAACGTTGGCCAGCCGCATGAGGCTATCGACGCGATGGGCATACCATTGTGCCGTCGGTTTGACCGAACGAAGCTCCCGCGCCGTCCGCTCCATGTCGTCGGCAAAAGCCTTGGCTGTGCGTTTAGGGGTTGTTTTGTGCGGTAGCTTGGTGCTACGCATGGTGAGTCGCCAAAAGCCGCCAGACGGGCTTTCCGGCGCAGCAACCCACACTCTCATGCGGGCTATCCAGTAAGGTGACTTGGGGAGGGTGGTAAGCGATGCCATAACGAAGTGAAAATTAGCACTATTTGTTATGCAATGAAATACCTAAAATGTATGCAAAATTGTCACGCTTTACTCTGTAACAGAAGGGAAATGACCAGTTATGGGTTCAAGTGAATCGGGCCTGTTTTACTCTGTTAAATGATCGCGGAAGGCCGGAGTTAGCACGGTGAGTTAGCACACGTTTTAGATATTGCAGGCTCTTTAGAACTGGTTTTGACTCATACCAGTCATGCCATACGCAGATCCCGACCGGCAGAAGGAATACATGCGGCAACGCTACCGCGACCGCTACGCTGACCCGAAGTTCGCCGCCAAGGAGCGCAAGCGTAAGGCAGCGTTCTACGAGGACAACCCCAGCTACAAAGAAAGGCTAATCCGCGGGGTCTACAAGCGGCGGGGCAAGGCGTTTCACAAGCGGACGCCCAAAGCCGCGTGATGTGGTTGGTGGATCGCGCCGAGTGGCCAAAAACTTTTTTTAAAAAAGTCATTGACGGGTTCAGTGAACCCGCTATGTTTTCCATTGAACCCACACACAATGCCTTCGCAACACTCACCCGATAAGGAGCCTCTCTCACTACAGGTTCCTCGCACCACGGTCATGCGACTTCGTCGCATTGCTCGTCGGCGTGGTGTTCCGGTCGCACAGGTGGTCAATGAAATATTGGCCGCTCAAACATCAACCACTGAACTAACAGCAACAGACTATGCAGCAATCGCCCATGCTACAAAACAAGCAGAGGAAACCGGCAGACGTATTGCCACTCAACATCCAGATACCGCGGGACGTTAAGGCCCGACTACTCAAACAATCGAAAGTGGAGTTTCGCTCTTTGAGCGCCCACTGCGCTTTTCTTTTGGCGCAAGGTTCAGTGAACCTTGAGAAAGGGGAGTTGTGAACTGGGACAAACTTTTCACAAGTCCTGCGCTTATGGATTCGGCGCGGCGGCGTTTGGCCGAGCGCGTTGTTGCCAGCGGCGATTGCCTGCTTTGGCAGGGCTGCAAGAGCAGTCGCGGTTATGGCCGGATGCCAATAGGCAAAAGCAACGGCGAGGCAACGCATCGTGTTGCTTGGGCGTTGCACAACGGGAAGCGCCCGCCGGTTGGTCTGCATGTCATGCACTCCTGCGACACGCCAAGTTGTGTCAATCCGCTGCATTTGTCCATTGGCACCGCCGCTGACAACCAGCGCGATTGTGCGCGGAAGGGACGGAAGCGTGCCGCAAAAGGATCAGCGCACACTTGTTCGCGCTATACGGAGGCGCAGTTTATTGCCGCGGCGCTTTTGTTCGCGCACGGCGTCACTTATCGCGTGATTTCCGAGAAGATCGGAATCGCTCGCGGAGCGTTGATGAAAACGCTGCAAGGCCATCGCTGGCCGCACATCCAGCACATCATTGGCGAAATTTTGGGCCGCGAACCAAGGAGGGCCGCGGCATGACACTGGTCGATAAAGCCCACGCCGCCCCCCGCGGCGACCAACGCAACTACAGCCACGAACTTGTCGATGCCGTCGAAGTGTTGCGCGGCAAGGGCTGGGGCTTCCGCGCCATTCACCAGTGGCTCGCGGACGAGGGCCAAGACGTCAACCCGAACTGGGTCACTTTCGCGTCGGCTATGTGCCAACGCATTCAACACCGAAGGGACAAGAAGAACACACAATGAACACTGAACCCACATACACACTGAAACCGAGTTTCACGCTGATGGAACTCGTCGCCATGCGCGTGTCGCTAAAGACATACATCTGCGACATCTGGAAATGGCGTCACGACGCAACGTGGCGCAAAACGATCCGCGAGTGCATCGCGGCCATCCGCAAAACCGATCAACGGGAGGTGTGCATCTAATGGACTACGCACTCGTCGGATGCTTCACCGCCTTGTGGGCGATGACGCTCGTCCTCGTCTACGGACTGGGCTGGGTCGCCGGTCACGCGACCGCCAATGACAACCACCGCTGGAACCGTTGGCTCCTACGGAAAATCGAAAACCGCAGCACACGATTTTAGGCATGCAACCCACAAAACAAAACCCGCCGACGCAGCATGCCGCGCCGACGGGTCAGAACACAATGAAGGGACAAAATACAATGAGTGAGAATAATGGTCAACTGGTCACCCAGAAGGCCCAACCCGTCGAGATTCAACTCGACTCCCACGGAGTGCAACTACGCAGCTTCGATGAAATGGCGAGGTTCTGCCGCGCCATCACCAACTCCGGCCTCGCGCCGAAGGGATTCAACACACCGGAGGCCGTCATGGTCGCGGTGCAGCATGGCTTGGAACTGGGCCTCGCGCCCATGCAGGCGCTTCAGTCGATCGCCATCGTCAACGGCAAGCCGGTGGTCTACGGAGACACCGCGCTGGCCATTGCGACGGCGCATCCGGCGTTCCTTGACATCGATGAGAAGGTCGAGGGCAACACCGCGACATGCGTGGTCAAGCGCCGCGACCGCTCGCCGGTCGTCCGCACGTTCTCCGAGGCAGATGCGAAGAAAGCGGGTTTGTGGGGCAAAGCTGGCCCGTGGCAGCAGTATCCGGCTCGCATGCTCCAGATGAGGGCGCGTAGCTGGGCGCTGCGCGATGCCTTTCCCGACGCGCTGCGCGGTTTGGGCATCCGCGAGGAGGTGGCCGACTACCAAGTCAAGGTGGCCCGCGGGCGCGAAGTGGCGTCCAGCGTAGTGCTACCGGAGCCGACAACCGCCGCGGAGTTTTTTGACAGCGCCGCGGAGCCGTCCCAACGCGCTGCGCTCAACGACAAGGCAACCGGCGAACTGTTCGCGGAGGTGGTGAAATGAACGCCGACCTCGTTTGGGCCGTCGAGTGGCTCAACACGCTCACCGACCGCATGACCGGCGACCACATGGTGGCCGAGTTCATGGCTGAACTGGAACAGCGCCGCAGGCAAAGCGATGCGCTCAACGGCGCGGCGAAGGAGGCCGGAATATGAACACCGGCATCCTTTCGCTGCCGGAAAAGCAATACCGCGAAGCCGAGGGCATCTCAAAGTCCGCACTGGACTACGTTGCTCCTCCGCGGACGCCCGCGCACTTCAAGGCATACATCGACGGGCTGTTGAAAACAGAGACAACGCCCGCCATGCGCTTGGGGCAGATGATCCATCGCGCTATACTGGAACCGGATGCGTTGGACGTATCGGTAAAACCGGAGGGTCTGAATCTCTCGACCAAAGAGGGTAAGGAGTGGAAGGCCGCGCAGACCAAAACGATCATCACACAAGATGAGTATGTGACGATCAAAGGTATGCGCGATTCGGTTCACGCGCACCCCGCGGTCAAGCGCGTCTTGGACAACGCAAGGACGGAAGTTTCGCTATTCGCAAATGGCGAAGACGGCGTCCTTCGCAAGGCCCGCATCGATGCGCTGCCGGAGGGCGGCAACGTCATCGTGGACATCAAGTCCTGCCAAAGCGCAGACGCGGACATGATGGCGAAATCGCTCGTCATGTATCGCTACGATGTGCAGGCCGCGTATTACCTCGACCTCTGCCAACTGCTGGGGATCGACAAGACGGAGTTCCTGTTCGTTTGCGTCGAAAAGACACCGCCGTTTGCGGTCGCTGTCTACGCGCTCGATCAAGACGCCATCGCGTGGGGCCGCAAGCAATACCAGCGTGACCTCGCGCTGGTGCGCCACTGCATGGCCGAGGATCACTGGCCGTCGTTCACGACGGACATTACCACGCTGGGGTTACCGGCGTGGGCGCAGAAACAAGCGGAGAGCGTCCTCTAATGAGCGACAAAGCCTACGTTCCACGTTGGAGCCGAGGCATCACGCCCGCGGAGTGGCGTCAGCGACTGTTGTCGCTGGCGCTGCCCGTGCGGCACGCCGCGGCGCGAATCATCTGGTGGGAGTGCCTCTCTCTCCGGCTGGTTCCAGACCGCCACGATGTCCTCGACGACATGCTGAAGCACGGCGCGGAGGTTCCCGACCAAGATCTCCAAGCCGCCCTCATTCAAATCGGTCTGCCGGAGGGATTCGTTCGCCGCCGGATTACCACACCCAAACCGCGCCCACCGCGGCGCAAAAAGCCCATCACATGATTACTGCAATTATCGACGGGGAGCCTTCGACCGTCACCGCCCAGCAAAAGGGCGTCTTCGTCCGCGGGGGCAAGCCCATGTTTTTTACCAAGAAAAAAGTAGCCGACGCGCAGAACGCGCTGGTGGCCGCGCTCAAGAAACACGCACCGCGCAAGCCGATAGACTATCCGGTCTTGATCAAGCTGAAGTTCGCCTTCGGGCGCACCAAGGCGAGGCCCAACGAGCGGCGGCATGGCAAGCGACCCGACATCGATAACTTGGCCAAGGGAGTTCTCGACTGCCTGCGACCGGCGGGCTGGATTACCGACGACGCGCTGGTTGACCAGTTTGTCGCGGAGAAGTGCCGCACCGAGGAACCCTACCTTGAAGTCACGCTGAAGGAGGCGTTGTGAAGACTGACGCATGGATGCCCTTGTGGATCGGTGACTATTTGGCCGACACAATGCACCTCACCGCCGCACAGCACGGCGCATATTTGCTGCTGCTCATGGCACATTGGCGCAGGCCGCAGGGCTTGCCAGCCGACGCCGATTTTCTCGCCGCGACGGCGCGGATGACCCGCGAGCAGTGGTTAAGCGAGGCTAAAGCCTGCCTTGCGTTTTTCACCGAAAAGGATGGCGTTTTGACCCACAAGAGGGTGGTCGAGGAACGCGCCAAAGCGCAGGCAAAGCACGCAAAGCTCTCTGCCGCAGGGAGAAAGGGAGGTAAGGCTGGCTTAAGCGAGGCTCAAGCGAGGCTTAAGCAATCACAGTCACATATAGACTCTAATAGGGACTCGTCGTCCGTGTGGCAGGAACCGACCCGCGAGCAAGTCATCGAAGCCGGTCGCAATGCCGGACTCACCGAGCAGCAGACGGGCATTTGGTATGACGAAATGAAGGGGCGTGACATTGACCGCTTTGGCCGCTGGCTGGATAGCCGCGGCAACCCCATCGGCAACTGGCAATACGCGCTGTCCGCGTGGGCAGGGCGATTCAAAGAAAACAACCGGAAAGGAAAATCCTATGCAAACAATGGCACAAGCGGTGCGAACCGCCTCCGCAGCTATAGCGGAGTCAACAAACCCGAAGGTTATTAAAACCGAACCGAACTGGGACTGGCAATGGCACCTTACGGGCGCGGAAACGGCCCCAGAGCGCGTTATTGTCGATGACATGCTCCGCAATGCCCGCGAGTTCATCGCGGACATAGTAAACGGCGCAGAGCCGCGCTGGCTGGTGCTGGTAGGCGAGAGCGGGTGCGGCAAGACCTATCTGGCCGAGCGCATCGTCGCGTGGCTCAAGATGTACGGGCGGGGCGTCTACACGCGAGAGCGCGAGCGCCTAAAGCGCAACGGCGTGTCCTCGTTTTGGCTTTAC